TTTCGAAAGTATATGATAGCCAAAACGCAAACAGCATTGAAGCAGTAACAAATTCTTTAAGCACTAAAAACTCTCAAGTTTCAAAAGGTATTTCTGTTTTTGACTTTGATGATACCGTTGGTTTAACAAAAGGTAGTGTGCTATACACAATGCCTGGTGATCAGATGGTTTATCACGGTGCGCCTAAAGGAAAAGACGTCACAAAAATCAGCGACAAAGGAGTTAAATTTTTTGCTACAGATAAAAGAGAAGCAGATGAGTACGCTAGAATAAATTCAGGCATAA